CTAAAATTGTTTCCCGTTCTCCCAGTCAAGAATGTCCTGCCACAAAAAATTAAGCTGGTCGGATTTAAATTTGGGTTTTGGGAAGCCTTCCCGTTTTTGCTTCCCGTTGCTTACCCACAATCTTATCGTGTGTGGTGTTACACCGTATCGTTCCGCAAGTTCTTTTGTTTTGATGTAGGGTGATTGATTCATTTCTCATTTCCTCTTTGATAACCGTTCTCCAAAATTATTCGTGCCACTGTTGCCGGCGTTGTTTTGTCTGACCAGACCAAATCATCAATCAAGAAATTCAGTTCAGCAGCAAGTACGGCTTCTAAGTCTTTGGGCCAATACTCATACACAATATCGCTGTAATAAGAATCCTCGATGACTTTAAGTGTCACCAACACCATCTCTTCTGATGTTCTGTCAGCCTTTCTGTAACCGGCATTCCAAACCGCCTCGGTGATATTAGATGGATCTCCCCATGCCGAAGCTATTACTTGGGTTAAGTGGAATGAGTTATTGATCATGCTTTTTCCTCACTGAACTGAAAATGTGATAGTTTGCACAATATCAACAGAGTACGTTCCTTCATCTTCGCCACCGATAAGTATTGTGAAGTTCAAGGGCCACTCATGATCACATCCGCCGTGAGAGTGCCAAAAATCTTCTGCCGCATCTTCAGCGATACTATCCGGGGCAAAATATAGCGTGTGGCTTTCATACTTGCCTTTGACTCCCTCAACTGTGTATTCAAAGTACATTACTCACCTCCTCTGGTGACTCAGGTAATTCCATCCAGTGAGTTACATTAGATCTGTTTTCTTCAAAATCCCCGACACGGTGATTAAACCGATCGCAAGTAACAAATCCTTGGGCATCAGTTACTAAAAGGGTGTTGCTCCCAATCCTCTCACTAGGTAGCGCATCCTCAATCGATATCCACTCAGGGGTTACTCTGTCACCCAGTGAGATAATTACTGGCCTGCCGCCGAGAATGTCGGTATTGATGGAAACAGTTGGTTCTTTGCCATCGGCATATTCAACAACAAATGTCATTTTTCCCACTTGTGAACTCCTTTTTTATTTCTTTATTACATGATTTGCGACGTTTTTTGGTCTTCTTCACTGGCGTTAACTTTGCTCTGGCTACTTGCGGCGCCGGTGGCAGAGGAGGGCAAACGCCCTCGTGAATGTAAAAATTACGTTTCATGCGATGAATGATCCGCTGTGTATAGCCCCTGCCATCGTCGATATGGAATGCCGTTCTGACCAGTTCATCTTCAATATCTGTCATCGGGTGATGTTCTTCCGTCACTGTTCGCTCTCCCTGAAAATGATTTTGTATGCCCGCAATACGTGCGTTGTTTTGCCAGTGATGACGGTTTTCTTTAATAGAAAGCCGACAGACGAAGCGCGAACAGGTACCATTAACAGGGCGGCATCGACACAACGGTTATGTTTGCGGCGTTCAGTTATAAAGCTGGTCACAATGATTTTTGAAACCATACCTTCATCAAGGTATTTGATTTTCATAATTCCCATCCCCTCATTTCCCGCTCTATTACTTCGAAAATATCCTCTGGGCAGGGCATGACTATAAAAACAGGATTGCCGTAATACTTGTTCGTCAACGGGCAGAACCGAAAGCGGCAAGCTGTCTTCATGCCGGATGGCTCCATTATCATTGTTCCCACCCCATCAAACATCTGAGAGGGGTAGGACAGATACTCGGTGCGAAAGAACGGCATAACATCCTGCTTCTCTGTTGGGATGATTTTGACAAAATCAGGAAAACGACCATTCAGTATTTTCAGATTATTAAAGCCAAACAGGCGACCATCCTCATCATAGTGAAATGCCTTGCTACCTCCCTCTAAGTCTATCTTTGTGTTTTCAGCGGCTTCTGGAATATCGCCATCAAACCGAATAATCAGATCAATATCGGTATCAATGTTGTGCTCCATACGAACAGCAACATGCCCGTTAGCAGCCTCAATATATTTACGTGATATATGCACCCCGGTTAATCCAGGGTATTTTTCCGCCCGTTCTTCTTTGGCCACACAGACCAGTGCGGCGCGTAATAAATTGGTATCAATAATCATGTGAGTCTCCTGTCAATGAAAGACGGGCATAGAGTCAAACTCGCCAGACTCTGCCGATTTGATTAATTCATCATGCAAGATAGAAAGCCCCTCGCGCCCTTTCTCAGATAACCAGTTACCGCTCTCCGGCTGCATATTGATAAAATCCATGTACATTCTGACCGCCATATCCGCCCCGTCTTCGCTACCGGACCGCTCAAAGGCGAACCCCTCAATATGGGTTGCTAACATCACACGCTCTACTAATGGGTAGACCGTGATTGCAGATACACCATTAACGTAAATAGCCGCAGTATCAGTGCCGCCTTTGTCGTTATCAACTTCACGAGTACCGTTTCTGTCTATTTGCTCTCGCACAAACGAGGCTGATACAACCCATCGCCACAACATCAACCGCTGTTCACGGGTTGGCGCATGGAAGCCTGCTTTCCAGCCCTGAGAAATAGCCGCTATCAATTCAAAGCCCAGTAATAAATCATGGTCATATCGACCCGCGTCCAACGATACCAATGCATCCGCATAACTTATGGTTTTGCTATTCGCTGCATCAGTGATGACAATGACGCCATACTTGCCGTAATCAAATGCTATTTCGGTGTGTTGCTTGCTCATTACTTACCCTCCCATCCGATAACCTGAAACAACCCCATTTTGGGGTGATACCATTTGGATTTACGTTGTTCAGCTTCACTCATCATCAGACGGAACGCGCTCATGAAGTCCTCCTCAAATACGATTTTCATTGGGCGAGGCTGGCCGTCTGGCGTCAAGATGGTGATGCTGTCCGTTGGTACGCTGTAGACTTCTGCCAGCGCCCGGCACTTGGCATCGGTCAAACCGCATTTAACGCGGAGGAGGGAGTAGCCAACCCATCCGGTAGGGATTGCGCCTTGCTTGATGCGTTCGATGGTTTCAGAAACCTCTTCAACTTTTTCTTCAACTTGGTTAAGGCGGCGTTCCTGTTCCACTTGTGCTAAGGCGTAAGCAAGATTAAGTTCAGCCTGGGATTTTGGTTTTGTGGCGCCAGACTCCAGAGCAAACCAGCGATCAATGATGGAGGCCCGACGTTTTACGTCATATCCGGTGATCAAGATTTCGGTATTTCGGCGATCAAGGAGAATTTCACTGATAAAGCCCCTCTCATCAATAACAACAGTAATTCCCGCAGTAAACATAACTTGTTGATTTCTATGATTCCTCAAAAATGAGGAATCAAATTCAATGCTATAAACGGCTTTCAGAATTTCCCGGATGTCACGAATAACGTTATCGTGACGCTTATCTGTTAGCTCAGCAATTTCACGGCTGCTCATCATTGGTTGATTGCTGGTGGTTATATTGGTCATTTTCATACCCCTTGCTCTTTCATTGCCTTAAGTAAGGCTTTCTTGAATTTCTTTTCTTGGCACAGGTCCAGGTACATAATCATTAGCGGTTTGTTTTGACAGCCCATTACGAGACCTCCGCCTTATCAATATGGATCTTTAGAGCATCAGCGAGTTGTTTCGCTTCTCTCTCTTTTTTGCGACGTTGTTTGTTATCTGCTTGCCATTGTTCATAACGCTCTTGTAATGAATGACGTTTTAAATTCAGTTCAACGCGATATTCAGCCCATTCACGGTTAACTTGGTGCATGGCATGTTCAGCGACTTTATTCCAGAGAACCGCCGCAATTTCATATTTTTCATCTTTCTCACTTTGAATAGCTCTCTGTGAGAAATTAAAATGGGTAATATTCACTATGAGTCCTTATTTACTGAAAGGTATATTCTGGTGAAAAACCACCATGATTAGCCCTTTCTGCAATTAACTTAACGAGGGCTTGCATAAAGTCATCACCTTCCCTTGTTAACTTCCAGTGTTTTGATAAATAACTGTTATAGCTATCTAAAATATATCCATCCGCATCACATTGTCTATATTCGTCATAAGCGGGAACTTCAAAAAACACATGCAAAGCTTTTCTTAATATCTCTTCTGATAATTCAACAGTACACATAGAACCATCATGAAGACTAACAGCAATGCAATAACTACCGGTCTTTTTCATCATTGCATCAAGTTTTGCTGCTATTAAACGATTTCTGTATCGTTCAATTAATGTTTGACTAATCATAAATACAATCCTATTTTATGGCTGAGACAATCCTCAGCCATTAAGCTGTAATTAAAAGTTAACTGATTATTGCATTGTTAATTCAGTATGCATGGTTGTTATTTTCAGGTATTATTTTTTTACCCCCGTCAATCTGAATTCAACATTAACTTCATCAAATATACCTTTTAATAATTCAACTTCGCATTTTGCTTCATCGTCATTATCGGCTTCAACCCAGAGTGTTGTCGCTTGACTGTTAATTGAGAGATAGATAATTTCAACTTCGTACATTTTTACAACTCCTAATTTTAATTAAGGTATGACTGGACTATTTTTGACAGTAGCATTAGTAAACCCTTTTCTTAATCGCCCGGCTTTACTGAGAGCGTCAATATACTTTTCGCTAGATATATTTATTTCAGGTTCCTTTTGGCCTTTAATCTTTTTTATTTGCTTCTCCATGATTTCCATTTCTTTTAGTAGCCCAAACACCAGATCTTGTATTGCACCGATAGCATAAGATTCATCACAGTCTTTTTTATATGATTCCTGCCATATGTGGAGAAGTGCCTCTATCTGCTTTGTCTTTACCTCTGTATATGAGAAAGAGGTCTCTAAATCAAACATAGCCTTTTTTAAATCAAACATAATCGCCTCTCTTTTTTAGTGTTTCACTGGCAACTGAATGAATAACACCCATGATTCCACGGCTCAGCATTTCCTCTTCTTTATTCCCATAAAGATAAATTGCCGCCTCTGCTAGTGCTTCGATTTTTCCGAGAGCATCCTCTATTTCAAAACTAATGTAAGGAGTATTGTGTTGCTTATTTAGAGAGTTACTATTCATTTTTCACCCCGCTAGCTAAAGCTGCTTCAAGGGAACGATAAACCTCAAAATTAATATCACAAGCAAGTGTAACCAGATCAGCTAGAGTACTTGAACACTCTTCTTTAGCAGCAATATCTATAATGACTTCATAGAGCGATATAGCTAAACCAGAGCGGTATTTTGCATCGTCTAAAGTAATTGGTTTACGCATTGCGTACCTCGTTATTATTAATTTGACCTATCCATATGATGGAATATCCAGCTAATAATTTTTATAGCCAATTTTTATCTTGCTGATAATTTCTATCCGCACATTTAACTTTAACAAGTGATTTCTGTTCAAAGTTAGAATGTTTTGTCTCTGCAAAAATAAAAATTTTCATAATTTACTCTTACTCTTAGGTAGACCGCCGTAGCTTTTTCTATCATGAGATATTTAATGATACTTTGGTTTCCACAATGAATGTAACTATAGTATCTTTTTGTGTCAAGTGTTTTTGATACTTTAGATTCCATTAGAAGTAAAAAAAACCGGCTTTCGCCGGCTACTATTGTTTTTTAACTAAAAAATATCCCATCTAGCATCTACCACAACACCAATAATTTCTATGCTGTTGTCCATCTTTATCATGTGATAGCTTGGATTTAAAGGCTTGAGATATTCCCTTCCTATATCTACAACATATTTTTTGAATGTTACTTCGTTGGTTTTTTTCACTTCAGCTATAACATAGCACCCTGGGTATGGATCTTTTTCTGGATTAATTAATATGCTCATACCTTCAGGGAAAGTAATGCCGGAAGGGGAAGTCATGGAGTCTCCTTTAACGTCTAGCCAATACCCCTTTTCTCCCGCATATTTTATTGAGTCGTGCCAGTTTTCTATATCAAACACACTGTAATCATCACCACTACGAGCAAAGGAACCAGCTTGCACCCAGTTGATTTTTGGGTATTTATATCTGTATTCTGGTTGCCTTGCTGAGTATATATTTTCTCGTGATAAATCGGCGTTATTTATAGTTGAGTGTATTGTTGGCTCACCTAAATCATACTGAAAGTCTTTTCCTGTTTGTAACCAAATTGGATCTACTTTTAACACTTTAGCTATTTTAAATAACGTATTTGCATTAAATGTTTTTGTTAAACCTTGTTCAGCTTTACTTATTGCTACCCTTGTTACTTTTGCTTTTTCTGCCAACTCCTGTTGGGTTAACTTGGCTTTCTTTCTGCTTTTAATCAATCTCTCTGCAAAATCGTTCATATACCCCCCTTCTGTCATAAATCGATGGAAACTAAAGTAGCATTTTAATTTGATACTTTGGAGTCTACATGATAGATTAATTTGATACTATAGTTACATTTCGGGTGGTTGAGATGACATTATATGAAATATTAAAAAATATTTATAAAACAAATGCAGCTATCGGTCACGCATTCCCAAAAAAAGGTAAGCCCAGAAGCAGTCAAGGTGTTGGTAAATGGAAAAAACGCGGTGTACCGGATGATGTAGCAATCCTATGTCATATCAATCCTGATGTCCCGTATATACATGAACCGCTGAAAAATAACTTCGTGCATTTTGATCTGCCTAAAGTATTTCCGCTATCGGAAGATGAACATGTTTCCTAACGTTCAAGTATCAATGCCATCTCAATATTTTCCTGATGACGGCAAGTGGATACAGGAGATGTTACTGAATCTTGATCCGGCTACACGGGCAAAAATCACGGTTAAGTATGCCGAGGTTTATCAAATCGCATGGGATGAAGAACCGGTTTCATATCGGAAAGATAACGCAGCGAGGCGGGCGGCAAACATCAGGCTCAGGGAGTTTGTCAGGAAATATGCAAGAGCGAGTCAGGGTTATACCGAGAAGCCGCTTAGGGCACCGAAAGCACGGCCAGAGAACCAGCCCCAATCGGAGGTGGCAGGATGATCGCAGTGGTATCAGGCAGCACGGAAAAGGCTGTGTCTTCTGGCTGTGGGATCGGTGGTGATGGGATCACCAGGGCTAACCATGAGGAAACAGCCAAATGAGAATGATTATCAAAGTGGGTAAAAAACCCCAAAAAAACCCAAAAAAGTGGCAGTCAGGAAAAAGTATTAAATAAGTACCCCCTTATTTTTTTAGGACAAATGAGAATGATTATCAAAAACGAAAAAGCAGAAAAGATTATCAAAAAACATCGTGCGCTTGTGAGCTGGAAGCCTGCACGGGCCATTGCTGAATTAGTCGCTGCGGGCATGTCAGAGTCTGAGGCCGCCGCTATGGTCAAGGCCAACGCGCCAGCCCGGAAAACACATAAATCTCACAAGCCCCACAACAGCCATGCAAAGCCAGTGGATCTGGAAGCGCTGAGCACTCACTACCTTGTGGTGGGTGATTATGACCTGCTGAGTCTCAAGCATCAGGACGCATTGATTGCCGCTATCCGAAACGGAAAAGGCAAGAGCTCATGGCATGATGAACCAATGGCGGTAACGCTGTTCGGGTTAGTTAAAGCCTATCCGATTATCACGACAGCCGAGGTGAATAAATTCCTCTGCCGTGACGCATTTATCGACAGCATTCCGTTGTTCATTGACGGGGAGATGTTTGAGGGTGAAGTCATGCCGTCAGCGAATAACGACAGCGTGAAGGGGGTATTTCGTGCCGTTAAGCAACTGAAAAAAATCACTGACCACCTGGTGGATACCGGCGAATTAACCTTCAAAAAATACCTTGACCGCGTACCGACTGACGAAGATGTCAAACGTGCGGTGGGTATCGTTGCGCCTGTCATCGTTAATCCCTATTTCCACCAAATTGATTATGAGCGTCAATACAACGATATGCCTGCGCGTGAACATACTGAGGACAGTAAGCGGATTATCAACGAGTGGAAAAAAGGACTGAAAATCAAAGGAGGCAAGAAACCGAACAGCGACACTTTGGCGAGCACGTCTGATTCGGTTCTTGCAAAGGAGACGAAATAATGAACATCACATCTCAAAGAGATTATGTCACTAATACCGACTTATTCGCAACATTATGTGGCACTCAGCAACTTGTTGATGTTGCTATCACGTTGATTAGGGAAGGTCGAAATCTTGAGGCCGAAAGCCTATTGCGAAGGGTGAATACAGCTTCTTCGTCTGCTATCGAACATCACAAGACCGTATTGTTGCGTAAATAAGGGGCAAAGCATGCTGACGATCACCCCGAACACAACCCAGAGTCGCGCCTTGTCCATGTTGCGCCAGAACTGGAAACAACACAGTACCTTCATGGTATATGCGCCTACCGGCAGCGGTAAAACCGGCTTATCAGCATTCATCACAGCCGGTTTCGTCTCTCGCGGAATGCGGGTGATGTTTGTTGCGCCTTACCTGACTCTGGTTCGTCAGACGGCTACCCGGTTTACTCAGTACGGATTGCCAGAAGAAGAAATCGGCTACGTATGGCGGGATTACCAGCCCCATGATCCTAACCGGCTAATTCAGATTGCCTCGGCGGACACGCTCATTCGTCGCGATTTCCCGGATAACATCGACCTGCTGATCATCGATGAAGCCCATTTACGCCGTAAAAAGTTGCTTGAAGTCATTCAATATCTGGCAGAGAACACCGATGTAAAAGTGATTGGCCTGTCAGGAACGCCATTTTCCCCGTTTCTGGGAAACTACTATCAACAGCTCCTGAAACCCACCACGATGAAGGAGCTTATCGCTAAAGGTGAACTTAGCAGTTATGAATTTTATGCCCCGACTAAACCGGACCTGAAAGGCGTAAAACTGACATCAAGCGATGACTTTGGGCGGGATTACAAAGAGGACCAGCTAGCCGAAATCATGGGTGATTCAACACTGGTGGGCGATATCGTCAGGAACTGGCTGGAGAATGGCAATGATGAACCAACGATTTGTTTTTGTGTCAACGTGGCTCATGCCAATTTTATCACAGTCGAATTTAACAAAGCCGGCGTTAATGCCGAGGTCATCATTGCTGAGACACCCCCGGAAGAAAGACAAATCATCATCCATCGATTTGAACAGGGTGTAACAAAAATTTTGGTGAGTGTTGGCACGCTGATTGCGGGATTTGATAGTGACGTCCGGTGCATCATTTATGCCCGCCCGACCAAATCGGAAATACGCTGGGTCCAATGCCTCGGCAGAGGGTTAAGAACGGCCACGGGCAAAGACAAGTGTCTGATATTCGATCATTCTGGCTCTATTCATCTTCTTGGTTTCCCGGATGATATCGAATATGACGAATTGCCATCTAAAAACGACGGCATGAAAGAGGTCTCTCGTCGCACTGACAGCGACAAAGCTGAAAAACTCCCGAAGGAATGCCCTGACTGTCATTACATGAAGCCCGCAGGCGTCTATGTCTGCCCCAAATGTGGATTTAAGCCCTTAAGCGGTGAAGATGTGGAAGTGGATCGCTCCCGTGGACTGAAAAAACTCAACGGCAAGGATCGCGTCTATAGCAAGGCAGAACGTCAAAGCTGGTGGTCCCAAATCAAATATTACCAACGCCAGCGAGCCAACCAAGGGAAGCCCATTTCTGATGGCTGGTGCGCCCATACCTTTAGAGACAAATTCAGTGAGTGCCCCAATGGCTTAAACGACCACCCGGTAGAGATCACCCCAGAAGTGAACAACTTCATCAAATGGAAATTGATTGCTTATGCAAAAAGCCAGGAGAAAAAACAACTCAGTTCAGCCACGCAGGGAGGTAATCAATGAAAACAACAGATGCGGTAATTGGACAATGGCCGAAAGTTTTTGAGTATTATGGCCTCCCTCCTGTTACTGGGAAAAAACATTATAAAGGGAAGTGTCCTATCTGTGGTCGGAAGGGAAAATACCGCTGTGATGATCAAGGCGGACGGGGAACCTTTATTTGTAGCTGTGGTAATTCGGGTGATGGCTGGACACTGCTCCGGTTGACTCAGAAGAAAGACTTTAAAACTCAGGCGAAAGAAGTTGATGAGATTATTGGCAATACGTATGCACATCAGCCGGAAAGCGTTCCATCTTCTATCAATAAAGATGACCGGTCATTATTTCGTGACAAGGTGATCAGGAAGTATGCCACACTGGTGAATTTGCGCGGAACGTCAGCCGAAAGTTACTTACGCAACCGGGGAATTAATTGTTTACCCGCGGAGCAGATCCGGTATTGCCATCATCAGCCTGTGGGAATGAAAACTTTTCAGGCCATGTATTCTCTGGCTACGGATGATAAAGGTACGCTTTGTTACTTGCACCGGACGTTATTAGAGGGTGATAAAAAAGCCAATATGGATATCGCCAAAAAGACGTATTCCCTACAGTCTGATGATTATTTAAAGCACACCGGCTCTGTGGCTATCCGTATGTTTCCCGTTTCATCAACATTGGGGATCACAGAAGGCATAGAAACCGCTCTCTCATGTAAACAGATATACGGTTGCAACACCTGGCCAACTATGAATGCGGGATTTATGGGGAAATTCCGGGTACCGAGAGGGGTTAAACACTTAATTATTTTCGCTGATATGGACCTGTATTCAGCGACGGGACACGCGGCTGCTTTTGAGTGTGCCAGGGGCAATCTCATTGCCAAAAACGATTTAGAAACGGTCAGTATTCGCTGGCCTGATCATGGTGATTTCAATGACGTACTTGTTAACGGTGATGAAGTGCGTGAACTGTCTTTTAAGAAGTGGGCGGAATAATGGAACTCGAATCAGCACTAAAACATTTCAGTCCAAAAGGACTGGCAATCAGTGACTCATCCAAATGTACATCAACAAACCGGATCACGGGTACTGATATCATGGCGGCCTTGGGCATGGCCGAATCTAAAGCGACATTTGGAATGGCGGCGTTCTTAGGTAAACACGGCGTCAGCAATGAAGATACCATACGAACCGTTGAGCAACTGACTTTGTATGCCAGACGTCAGGTACCCAAACTCATTACCAAAGCGAGTGGGCGCCAGTTAGGAAAATGCCTGGTGATATTGGCAAAAATGGCTTTTGAGGAATATTCCCGATCAGCCGCTACAACCAGCACATGCACACATTGTAATGGGCGTGGGCTAATATCCGTTCAGCGTGATGTGATTAAGTATGCGGGATATAAGGATGTAATAGAGCAACGGATAGAAACGGAGTGGGTGGATGAACTCTGCTCTCCCTGCAACGGTAAAGGGGTTATATCCAGTCGTTGCCGTTGTAACGGGACCGGTAAAGTGGTTGACCGTGAAGCAACAAAAGCCACGGGTGCACCGGTGATTAAAATCTGTGAGCGTTGTACGGGGCGCGGTTATAGTCGGGTGCCATCTTCGGTGGCATATACAGCCATTAAGGCCCTATTGCCAGATTTAAACGAAAGGACATGGAGAAGGAACTGGAAGCCATTCTATGAAAAGCTGGTGGCGAAATGCGATATTGAAGAAAACAGGGCTGCATCCGAATTCAGCAAAATTACACAATAAAAAACATATCGACAATTTGCATTTTGTCCGCAATTGGTTTATCGTCTATCAATAGTGGGGAATTGTAGCTATGCTCACTAACGAATATTCAGACCCGCCGATGAGCGGGTTTTTCTATTTCTACCAGTAGCAAACTCAAGGTTTACAACTAGATGGCTGTGCATAGCATGGCTTTTTTGTCTTTCAGCCAAAGTAAACGACCCCTGAGCGGGGCCGTTGGATTATGGAATTAGCTGTTCTGGAGTACAGTTGTATAGTGCGGCCAGTTTTTCTCGTGTGCGCTTCTGTGGTCGATCTGAAGCCTCCCACTGAGACACGGTTGATTGAGCCGTGTTGAGTTTTTCAGCTACTTCATGCTGAGACAGCCCACGATAGATGCGCCAGGCTGCCAGAATAGAAACATCCTGATCAACCATAATGGACACGACGCCGTTAGGCACGGTCACATCATCATATTTTGACGGAGTGTATGGCACATCCTCCCAATCTTCCTTTGTGCTGAGAAGTTTTTCATATTCAGCTACTGGCAGAACAACATATTGAGGTTTTCCTGCTTCATCATTTATGTATTGCATTTTCATGTATTCATCCGTGTGGCCAAGAGTCGCGGTGAATTTAATAATGAGGAAATGGCGGGTTGCCCCGCCTAGTACGTTGTCGATGTTCTCCGTTTGACTGCCATTATCGAGCAGATAACCGGCTCGCTGTCAGTGATTTCGAAGATTATCCTGTATTCACCAACCCGTAGTCTGTATTGGTTATCAAGGTCATGAAGCTTCTTGATGTCCAACGTCACTGTGGGGAAAGTTTCAAGTTGGTTAACCTTCTCATTGATAGCTTTCCGGTATCGGGTATCGATTGAAAGCAACTGTTTTCGTGCTTTCCTCGTCCATTGAACCGTAACCATCGTTTCCTCATTTGTTAAAGAGCCTATCCGCTTGGGATGATTAGATAATACGATTTTAATCGTATTCTGTCAATGAAATGCGATTAAAATACGATATCATTTTCAGGGCTGCGCATGGCGTGGCTTTTTTGTTTATTACCGTCGAGAGGTCGGGTATGAACTTTGACAAACTATCTCCAGAATCCCAAGAACAGGCACGATTAGCACTTATTACTATTCTGGCGCAAATGGTACCTGATGGACTGAGTGATCTTGATGCGGTATTTGTAGGTGAAGCTGTTGCCGCTGCGTTTACCGCAATGGAGCGCTATAGCAGTGTTTCTGACGAATGCAAAGATGAGAGTGAAAATTGTGATCGCGAAGCGTTTTTGGAAGCAGTAAACACCCCTCACCCTAATGGCAAGTGGGGGGGATTTATTGAACAGGAGAAAAAACGCCAGGAACTCATGCTCAGAGTTGCAAAAGAGTGTGAATCTTCTCAGTGATTTGTTTTTCTCTTTTGATTAATTGTTCGTTATCCGCAGGAATTATTTCAGAGGCTATTTGACATTCTGAAAAGAGAATATCTTTCAGGGCATCTTTTTGTACAGGTGAAAGTAGTTGTAACATTGCAATCACGATCCGCTCTGTAGCTGTGATGCTGATTTCCAGCTCGCGGACAGCTTCATTAATTGTTCTGCTCAT